AAACTTTGTTCCGTCCGTAGATTGGACTGATAGTTCAAATGAATATATAACTTTAAAAGTAAATACAAAAATAGAAACCGAAGTCGCTGAATATACAACAGTATTATTATCGTTATCATCTGATAAAAAATTAGAATGCGTTTTTTCACTTTCTATAAATAATACTGTTGTATCAAAAGAAGTATTTATTGACAGAATATTAAACTCTATTAATATAAATAGTATATCATATAAAAATGTTTCTGAGAATAATATTTCAGGTGTATTTTATTTACCAAATATAAATTTTAATTCATATGTATTTTCAGATTTAGCGATGTTAGATCCTAATATGTCAACTTTAATAAGTATAGATGAGTATGCAAAAGCAACAAAAAAGAACGGATGGTTATATATAAACTACAATCATATATTCACAGGTAATATAAAATTTACTATAATGAGTAAAGATAAAAATATATATAAACTAGATAAAAATTTATTTAAAGAAGGTCAGAGATATCTTAGAATTCATATTAGTTCTGCTAAAAACAAAGAAGCTATACTCGTTTTTCAAAAAATGTTTTCTAAATTATTAAGTTACTACAAATTAAAATATAATGAAATTGTAAATATTTATAAAAAATATATTCCAGATTTTGGAGAAGAAAAGAAAATAAAAATTCAAAGTAAAACTGAAAAAATACTTACAGATGAAATTTTTATCAAGAATTATTCTAGAAATTGCAGTTTACCAAGAAAACCAACTCCTATAGAGAAAAATGAATTGAAAGAATACAAAGACTATGAAACAATGAAATTTCCAAGAGATTACAATGAAGATAATATAATAAAATATAAAAGTGATGGTGTAAATCAAAAATATTATGTATGCGAAAATAAAGATTTTCCTTTCCCAGGATTGCAAATAAATAAACTTAGTAATTCAGATGTTTTTCCTTTTGTTCCTTGTTGTTTTAAAACAGACAAAAAGAATAAAAAAGATAGTGTTTACAGACAATATTATTTTAATGAAGAAGCTGAAAACAAAGTAAAAAAACAACAAAATTTAATTTTAACAGATAAATTTTTAGACCCAAATACATTCGGTGAACTTTCTCAAAGTATTAAAAATTTCTTTGAAACATTGGATATTGATATAAACTATAAATATATCAGAGTTGGTGTTGAAAGAAACCATAGCAGTTTTTTATCAAGTGTTATGTTTGCTTTATTTGGAGAAAATTATCAAGAAAACATAATTTTAGAAACAAGAGAAAAACTTTCAAAAGAAGAATTCGCCTCTGGTTGTAGACAATGTTTATATGATATTGATATAAGCGAAATACAAGAAAACATAAAGAATGCAGAACATTATTTTGATCCAAAATTATATATTCAATTACTAGAAAGTTATTTTGAATGTAATATATTTTTATTTAATAAAGAAACTATTATTTTACCGAGATTTACGCAATTTTATTATAGAAAAATACAGAAAGGACCTTGTATATTTATATATGAACATATGGGAAGTGAATCAGATCATGCTAAATATCCCCAATGTGAATTAATTGTAAAATGGAATATGAATAAAAGCACAGATGTTAAATATATTTTTGATTCAAAAGAAGTTATTTCTAAAAGCGTAAATAATATATTTGAAAATATGAATAAATGTTATATTTTAAACACCCCACTTAGGGATATTTTATTTGATATCGATAAAAATATTATATCAGGTCAAGTTATAGATAGTTATGGTAAATCAAGACAACTTTATGTAAATTATAAAGGAAACGAATTATGTTTATTAACACAACCTAATCAACCTTTGTTGATTCCTGAATTTAACAGGCATAAAAAATTAGTTAAAACTGATAAGAGTGTAGTTATTAATTTTATAAAAGATTATAAAGGTAAAATAGTTTCACAAACAGTCTTAAATAATATATTGGTAGAAATCAACTGTAAATTTGGTAATATTAATACAAGTATTCCAGTTTTAGAGTCAGAACCAATAAATGATATTAATATATCATCCGAAATACATTATAAAGAAAATACGTCATTATTAAATAGGTTTAATAAAAATAAAAAACTTTCAAGATATATATGTGAATATATGTTTTGGTTGTTTTCTAAATATATATTAAAAAATAAAATTTCAAATATAGATGACAAGGTTTTAAAAGATTTTGCAAATGATGGTATAATTATCGATAAAGAACATAAATATAAAAGCAATGTTTCAAACGCTTTTGAAAATAACAATGATAATTTAACAAAAGATGGAAAACTTGTAATAAATTCAGAAGAATTATTATTAAGGTTAATGTATGTTTTAAAATTATATTCAATACGAGATTTAAATGGGTTATTAAATTATCATACAAATATATATATTGAAAAATACTATCAAGATATAACAGATTTTGATATTTATGATGAACAAATTTTATTAGAAGGTGAAGATTCTATTTATAAATTAATAGAAGAAAGTAGTATTAAAAATATACTACACGATACAATTATAATAAATCAAAAGACACCTTACTTTTTTAAAAATAATATAATAAATAAAAAAATATGGTTAGCCCAAAATGTTACTAGTTTAAAACAAGCATTATTAATTGGTAATATATGGAATAATAAACATTTTAATAAAGGACAATATAGTAAAGAAACAGAAAATCAGTATGGTTTTATACTACATTCTTATAGAAATTCAAATAATATAACTTCATACCGTGTAAAAGGTAAAGAAACAACACGTGATATTCATATAGTAGCTTATAAAATAGAAAATAAAAATTTTTTTACGGTTTTAATGGATATATAATATTATATAATTAATTTTTTTGATTATATAATAATTTTATCTTAATAATTTTATCTTACTATCAATTTTGATACTTTTATTATATGGGTGAAATATATTTATAAGATCGTTTTTATTTTTGTTTGCTATTTCCACTTTTATAGTAAACGGATGTGATATATTTTTATGATGAAATAAAGGTAATCTACAATTTTTTTTATGACATACAGCGTCTTCTGGAACCGCGAAATTAATTTTGCGGTATTCAATATTCTTATCTTTGTTATATAAATGTACAAAATCTTCAGCATTGATATTATAAAAATTTTCTTCTATGTTGTAATATATTGTAAAAGGTTCATATTTATGTTTATAAGGATGATGATACCAAGGAAAACCGCAATAACAAATTTTTTGTTCTAAATACATTTTTATTTATTATAAATATTTTTTAAAAAATATTTATAATAAATGAGTAATGAACCATTATTAGATTTAGATGGTATTAAATCACTTTATAAAAGAGGTGTTGAATATGCAAAGAAAAAATACAGTTCTATTTTTTTTGATAGAGATGATGAAATGTTTGATTATCAACTTAAACTTATGGATAAAGCAAAAGACTTAACAACAATTATGAATATTATTTTATTACCAAATCCTACATTTTCGACATCATTTCAAGCACCTAAGAATATTTGTTCTGGTTGTGAATTACAAAATACAGGTATACAATTCGGTGTTGGTAATGTGGGATGGTATTTTTTATATGGAATAACAGATGAATACACATTTAACATTACTTTTTTTAGATTAGAAATAGCACCGCCAGACGTTGTAGGTATAGATAGAAGTGAAGCCGTCAGATGGGGTTGCCAAGGTGGATATGGTGAAATAAAAACAGGAATATGGCATACAATTCAACATGAATGGTTATATATGAAATATGATCAATATAGTTATTCAACTTTTGAATTGTCTGGTTCCGGTAATAATATTTCTGCTGTGTTGTCAACTAAACAACCGATGCAATTTAATGCTATAGTTAATTTTAAGGATGATAAAAATGTATTACATAATCTTGATATTTTAATGGTTGCTAATACACCACCTCTTCCAAATTTTGAAAATGGTTGTGAATGCGGATATGATTTAGGAACGTTATATTATTCTTATCCAGATATGAATGTTTCCTTGTCTGTAAACAATACACCTATACAAACGGGACCAGGATGGATAGATCATCAAAATATGAAGTCTGGTATTCCAAAAGGAAACTATATACAAGCTTTAGAAACAGTAGAAAATGTTTTTCAAAAACAAGTTTCTTCTGGATGGCTTTGGATCCCAATACAAGATAAAGAAAGTGGTAAACAATATATGTTAAGTCATTATTTTAAAACAAAATTTTATCAAGATGACGTCAAATTAAATGAAAAAATAGGATTAAATATGATTAATATTTACGAAAAAGGTATTGTAAAATTTGAAAAAGATATGTCAAAAGTTTCTGTTGTCATGGTAGAATCTCAGGAGTATACTTTTGCTGATGGAACAAAAATAAATTTACCTTCAAAATATAATATTGAATTACCAGATGGTAAAAAAGTAGTTTTAGCAAATGCTACAAAACAACTTAATGTGTATGATTTTCCTTTAGCCCCTTATGAAACACCTGCGTTGTTATACGATTCGTCTGAAACTAAAGTTATAGGTTCTGGATTAATTGAGGCTAATGTATACTTGGATAATAATACATTAGCTAAAAGACAAATAAAGTCAGCAGGAGGTGATCCTACAAATACAGATGAAGTGAATACAGTTTTGAATGCTATGGTTAAAAGACAGAAAACTTGGCAAAAGTTATTAGCTTTTTTAATTGTCCTTTTTCCTTTGTGGATATTGATATTATCAATATTATTTATTTTTTATAAAAAAGATAATAGAATGGTTAGAGTTGGTATAAGTATAGCTTTACTTTTGTTAATGATTATGTTTTTTTAAAAAAAATATTTTTTAAATATAAAATGGATATATTTAAAAACGTAACAATTTTTGAAGTGTTAACTTTTGTACTTGCTTTAGCAGCATTAATAATGGTTGCTGTTATGTTGAGTAAGGTGAAAAAATGCTGTAAAAATAATGAAAATTATCATAATGTGAAAGATATAGGACCCGTTGCTTCCAATAAAAAGATTTCTTTACCTACAAATTCACAATTTGCTTCTTCTTGTCAAAATGCTTTTCAAAATCAATGTAATTCAACATCAAATGTATGCGGGGATGATTCTGGAAATGTAGCTTGTCAAGATTTTACTGATATGGACGACCAATCTTGTTATAATATGAATGCTAAATATGTTGCTTACACATCCGATGATTGTAATCAACCTTATAATTACACAGGAGGATATTTATGTGGAGGAGGTTCAGGAGATGTTATGGATAATCCTTGTCCAAGTATAGAAAATGCTGAGCAACGTGGTATTACAGTGCTGGGTAATGCCCCTGAAAATCCATATGGATGCACTAACATTTGTCAATAAAATTTTTTAAAATTAAAATTGAATTACATATTTCTTTAATACAAAAGATAAATATAAATCATTGTATATTATTATATGAAGGCGCTCCGACCCCTGCTGTTAAAAATGTAATAAACACAATATCTGATATAGGTATAATGATAGAGTTATTTAATGTAGATGATTTACAATTTAACATAACAAAACATATACTCGTACCATTACATAAAAAACTAAACAAAGAAGAATGTAAAGAGTTTAAAGAACAATATGGATCAAGTATACCTGTTTTGTTAAAATCTGATCCTGTATGTAGGTTTTATAATTTTCAAAAAGGTGATATAATACAGATAACAAGAAGAAATTCATTTGTATCTTATAGAATAGTAAGATAAACTTATTATTGTTATTATTAAAAAAAGGGTGAAGTTTGGGTTTTAAGATAGAGGAAAAAATCTTCTATCTTAAAACCCAAACTTCACCCTTTTTTTAATATAATATTTATCAAATTAATTTAAAAATTTTACATTCACCTATCCCACCATATAATAGACCAACTGAATATTATTACCACTAAGACCTCCGTGATGGGCTACAACTTCAGATAGTTTTGTATCGTGAGGCCACCAAGGGTTATTTTTATCAAACTTACTTATATCTCCTGTTTTGAACTTTAATATTTCTATATTTTTTCTTTCTCCAAGACCAGCATTTTTCATACTTTGAATTATCCCACCAATTGTTCTATCAGGATTGTAAGGTTCCATCCAGTTTGGACCTTTTCCTGGAATACCTAAGATACCGTGCCAATAAACAAGAGTAGACATTTTTTAATTAAATATGATTATACTTTAAATTTCAATTTTATACTTTTGTTGCCATAATTTTATACTTTTATTGCCGTTCCGTTATAAAATATACTATTTCCTACCTTAATTTTTTGATACATTAAAAACTTTCTTATTTCCGGGCTTAAAATTATACAATCGTATTCTAAACTAACATCAGTATCGTTTTCGAACTCAACTTCCAAAGGACTATACATAGAGCAACAATTTAAAAAAATAGATTGATCATAACTTTTACCTACTGAATTAAAATTAGTCTCTACATCGGGATTATTTAATCTAATATTAGAAATCATATCGCTATCATTATGAGGAAAAACATAAAGATTTTTACCAGGTTTAAATGATACGGAAAAAGTATAATAACAAGATTCAACTTCTGGATATCTTACTAAATGCTCTATACATTTCTGAAAATCTGACAACTGTATAGTCTTATAAATTTTTCTCGCACCAAAAGAATAATATTCATCCGTTTCTTCAAAGTGTAACATTTTATTAGTAATTTAAAAAGTTTTTAAACCGAATTAAGTAATAAGTAATAGATTTTTTCGTATTAAATATTAATTATTTAATACAATAAACAAAATGAGTATTTACAACACAGCTAACTGTTTTGGAAATAGAAATATTATGGATGAACAAGTTGAAAAACTAATAATGATTAATGTTGACCAATTTTCTAAACTTCAGATGTTGTATTCATATTATAAACTATCTGGTAATGGTACAGTCCCACAATATATTTTGGACAATTTGGATGATAAAGATATAAAACGGTTTGACAAAGAAAATAAAGAATTTTCAGCTAAGTATGTATATTATAATAAACGAGACGGAAAAAAGTCTGAAAGATACTGGGTTCCCTTTGATGAAACAGAATTTATACAACTGTTGTACAGAGCAGGCAGAACAGGAGTAAAAATATACAATGTAAATAATACTGTATACAAACAGGAAGATACTGCAACAACAGTATCGATTATAGAATCAGTTAAGGATAAGATTAACTTAAAAAATTTCAAGATAAGTCAAATAGTTCCTAAAGTTCCAACTAGAACTAGTTCTAGAACTAGAACTAGAACTAGTTCCAGTTCAATATATTTATATCACGGAACTACAAAACTATTCAATACTACAGAACATTTACCCACAAAATTTACAAATTGGTTTTCTACTGATTTTGAACAGGCTGAATTACATATAGTAGATGAAATAATGAACTCTGAACAAAAAGAAAAAGATGACGACAGACTAGCTATGATATATATGTATGAATGCAAAACACCATTAACCATACTTGATATTGATAAGGACGAATTTCAAAATTTGTTAGACATTTTTGGTATAAATTTTGAAGTTTTTGAAAGTGGTGATTACACACTTGCAAACTTATTATGTATGTGTAATGTACCGCAGTTAAAAAATATGTGTGGTTTGGATGAAAAAACAAATATAGACGGATGGCGATTTTCTTCGGACCAAAGTCAAATAATGTTATGCCATAGAAGTGGAATAAAGGATATCCAAAATAATTCCATAGCGGACGATAGTCTTTCTAATAAATTAAAATTTGTCAGTTGTTATATATATACAAAAAATAATGATGTAGTAGAAATCCCAGAAAACTATCAGGATAAAATATCTTATTTTTCAGTATATCATAAGAATAATCAGAGAACATTTTACTGGAGTAAGAGTAATAATATAGTCTTGTTTAGAGACAGATTATTAGGGTTATATGAAGAAAACGTTAAAAACAATATGGAAACTAATAATATCCCCGTTGTAGTTTGTGATAGTCCTTATGATTCTTGTTCGGCTAAAGAATATATGGAAGATGTAATTGATAATACAGAGAAAAAAGATTATACAAATGAACAGGAGAAAAACGATGATTACGAAGATATGGAAGATTATACAGAGGAACATGAGAAAAAGGAGAAAAACGATATGGAAGATTTGGAAGATTATATAGAGGAAGAGGAGAAAAAAGCTGTGATGAATATGACAAAAAAGGAGAAAGAAGATTTCAAGAACAAAACACTAGAAAAAATAGATACAAAAAACAGAGAATTTATATTAGGTATGATAACAAATACAATCAGACCTTATATATACGACTGTATATATATGTTAAACAGAGAACTCAAAGATTACGGTTTGATTGTTATTGCTGGAGGAGAAGCTTATAACCATAACCTTCCTGTTGATAAAAGAATTTTTACACCGGATATTGATACCAAACTTATTATAAAAATTAATAATCAAAGGTTAGTTCAAGGGTATGATGAAATAGGTTTATTTTCTAATTTTTTATTAAAAAATTAGAAAAATGGAACATAAAGTAATTTATGCTTTAGATTTAAACAAAAATATTGTAAAGATCACCGATACTATAACTAAAGGAACAAAATTATTTTGTCCTTGTTGTGGTTGTGGTGTTATAGTTAATAAAGGTTCAAAAAGAAAACATTATTTTCGTCATGATTACGAACATTTTGATTATGAACATAAAGGCGAATCCGATATTCATAATTATTCTAAAAATGTATTGAAATTTATATTGGAAAACTATTTAATAGAAATTAAAACATGTTGCGATATTATAAATATATCTAATGAAAACTATTCAAAAGTTGTTCTGGAAAAAGGTTGTGAAATTTTAAGATGGGACGTTGCCGCTTTAGATGCATATGATAATGTCAAGTATGGGTTCGAAGTTAAACATACCCATAAAGCAGAAGAAAAGACTAGAGAAGGTAATATATGGTTTGAAATGGAAGCAGATGAAATAGTAAATCTGGAAGCAGATGAAAATAGAAAAATAATTTTAAACTGTATTAGAAAGTGTAAAAAATGTTTAAACAAAAAGTGTGTTTTTAAACGAGAATCAACTATAACTAAGATACAACGAGAAAATTTACCAGATGTTATAATTGAACAATGCAATGCAGGATATGGAAAGACAGAAAATTTAACAAATGAAGCAAAGGCTAAAATAGAAAGCGAAGATGTTGGATACGATATATTCCTAGCATTTTTCCCTCAGCATTCACAGAAAGATGAAGCTATTGTAAAGTTGGGAAATAAAACTTCCGAAGGAAGAGAATATAAAAAAGATAACAAACAACATATAAATATTGAAGAAGCAAATTTATGCGAAGGTAAACAAATTGTTATAGAAGGTTCTTATGATGGAAGAATGAGATATTTCGGAACTATACATTCTTTTATATATTCTATCAATAAACTTTTAGGAAATGATTTGTCTGTAAAATTTGAAGATATGTCAACTAATATTATTAACAATAAACAAAAATTAGAACAGTATTTCAAAAATAATAATACTATAAGATATGCTCAAAATACGATTGATGTAAACAAATTTGTTTATATGTATTGCGACGAGGCACAAAATATGGATATTAGATTTATACTTGCGCTTTTTACACTTTTAAAAATATTTCCACAATGGAGGTTAAAATGTTCTGGAGATATTTTACAAAGTACCAGAAGTAAATATGAAAATGACAATATATTTAGTCAATGGAAAAATAACCAAGAAGATTTAAAGTCTTATTGGAATTTAAATATTATATATTCAGAACCTCAACCTATTTATAGAAGAGGAAAAAATCCAAAAATTTTAAAATGGATAAATAGTAAAAAATTATACCAAAATCAAGGAATTAAAGAGATGGAATTTTCAGGATACATATTATCTAATGATGAAGTATTTGTAGAACGTGAAAGCACTACGAAAAATGATACAGAAAATGTAGAAAAACCTGATAACGAAAAAACGATAAATCGTGTATTATATAATATAAAAGATTGTCTTAATTTACAGGATATAAAACCTAGTGATTTTCTGTTTATTCATCCATTTATACAAAACAATTGTTTTTTTTCAGAACTACAATCTAAAGTTGCCGAACTTTTTGAAAAGAAATTTGGTAGTTCAACTTTAACTTATTTACATAAGAGTGAAATGTCAGAACCTATAGATTTAAACAAAAGTATAAACAAAGCTAGATTTATGTCTATACATGGTTCTCAAGGACTTTCTGGACGAATTGTTTTTGTTTTTGGATTGTCAGATATAAATTTACTTTGTCATCGAACGAATTTCGGAGAATTAAAAGGTCAGTCTTTGGTAAACGTTGCTATAACACGTTCAATTGAACGTATGTTCATATATGTTCCTAATAATAATGATTCATTAACATCATTATTATTAGGAACAGAACCAGATGAAAAAATATATAGACAACAACTTGGTTTTAAAGATATAATTAATATGATGTCAGTAGACAATGAATTTAGGGATGAACTTTTTAAAAAAATAAATACGATTAATGTCAATAAAATAAACAGAGATTTTAGTGAACATGTAGCTCGATTTGAAATATTACAAACTTTTTTTATCCATAGATTATGGATACAGTCAAAAACAAATGATATTGAATATTATGAAAATCAGATTGGAAACCAAATAAACAAAATAAAAAAATATAATATATCTTTCGAACCCGATATTCACAAATATTATAAATCCAGAATCAAACCTGAAGATGAAGACAAACGTCTTTTTGAAATAAATAAACAAATTTTAATTTCAAATTGTATTGAAATAAATTCAGATGGAACTACAATGTTATGGAATAATGAATTAATTAAATTTTGTGAACATGTTCAAGATTGCTTTAAAAATAATGATATTGAACATATATTTGAACAGGAAGAAGATATCGCTGTTTTAGATTGTTTTGCTTTGATATATATAATGAAATGGATAGATTATATTCAGATAGATTTTTCATCTGAAATGCGAAAGTTTATTGATATATATAATGAACATACTACAAACAGTAGTACCTTTTATAAAGATACATATAATATTAGGAATATTTTTAAAAATATTCCCTCTTTAAATGAACCAGGATGGAAATCTAATTGGAATAGAAAAATAGAAAGTTTAAATAATGATTTTATACATCTAAGAAGTAATATGCCTTTATCATATCATACCGAACAAAAACAAATTACTATATATTCTTTAAAACCCGAATTAAATGGATTAAATTTCGAAACTAATATATTAGAATTAGTTCTTACAGGTTGGTTATGTTTAAGAGCATCAACTAGTGATAAAGATAAATTTCCAATTGTAAATGATGAAACCGATATAAATTTTGTATTTGTAACATTAAATTTCGACACACACAGAACTTTGAATTTTAAAGATTTAAAACATATATTACAACAAAATAGAGAAAACATAATAAAAAAATGTTGTAATTATTTGTATTATGATGTTCCTCTTCTTTACGAAAAATATAGTAATCAAAGTTATAACAATTTTATTGAAAACTTAAAAAAAACAGAAAAAAATTCAACTAAATACAGTCATATTTTTACAGAAATTAAATTTCAGAGTCGTAATAAATTACCTTTTGAAAAATTTAAACAATACGTTGAATATAATATATATGAACGTGTTTCTTTGTTTTTTGAATTTTAAACTGAAACGATAATTATCTTCAAAATCTAATTTATATTATCAAAACAATATAAATTATTATTTTTCTATCTCCCTATTTTCCAAGCACATTACACAGTTCCCTTATAAAATCATCTTTTATAATATCACTTTCGCCTTGAGAAACTTTTTTAACTCCTCTACTTATATTTACAAGGTCGGTCATCTTTTCTAAAAGATGCATTGTTTCAAGTTTACTTGATGTTTCTGCTACTTGTTTTAGAATGTCATCGCGGATCTTATTTATGATCTCTTCATTTTGCGTTTGGATACTTTGGAAAAATAATTTAGCAACTCTACTCCCTTTATTATCTTTGATTAAGGTTCCATCTTCTTCTAAAAACTCTAATTTCTTACGTGAAAAATCAAGACATTTAACACGGTCTTTAAGAGAATAATTTTTAGCAAATTCAGCATATCCTATAAGACCTTTTTCAACATCATTCCGAGAAAGTAAAGAAGCTTGAGTATTCAACCAATCAGACGTTAAGGGTTGTAGAACAATATTGTTATTGGTATTAGTTACTACTGAAGACTTCTTTACACCTTGAATAGCAATATTTTCAAGTTTATTTTGAAGAACAGTTATTTGGTCTCTTAGTTGGGTTATTTGTTCCTTTAAATTTTCGTTACAATTTTCTAAAGCTATATTTTTTGTTTTTAAAATTTCGTATTTGTTATAGATACAATTTTCTTTGTGATAATCTACATCATTTTGATTATAACCACATATGCATATTTTTATTTTTCTTTGGAGATCTAAACAATATTTTGCAGTTTTTGATGTCTACATAATGTGGATTTTCTATTGAATATTTGTTGACAAAATTCGCAATTCATTTATTTTAAAAATCGTAATATTTTTAAATTGATTTTGTGTTTTGAACTTTTTAGCACCAAAAAGAACATTAATTTTATATTGTAAAAAAGGTTAAAAATTAAAAATATATTTTTTAACCTTTTTTACAATATAAATATTTTTTAAAAAAAGGTTAAAAATAAACTTGGATTTAGCCTTCGGCACTTTTTTTCTCTAAAAAGCACAATTTTGGAGCCGAAAAAATAATTTAAACTTAAATTAAGATGAAAATTTTTTATGTTTGGTGCTATTGAAAACAAGTTAATTAAAAAATATAATTTTTTAAAACCACATACACTTTGATAAAAAGACTTTTCGGACATTCAACACACAAAATTTGTGTGTTGAATAAATTTATATAGCCCCGATTTTTTAAAAAATGTTAAAAAACTTTTGTACATTTTTTAAAGATTGAAATAGAATTATAAAATATGTTATTTACGAAAAATAATATATCTGTTTTAACTTTTAATGTATTTCCAGGTTCTCCAATACCTTTTATTTTTAACGGCACCACTGCGTTATATAAAAATCGTTTAAATTTACAATTAAAGGAAATATCTAAACTAGATCCAGATATAATTTGTTTACAGGAATTATATTGTAGATATTCTAAAAAGAAATATCAAGAACTTGAAAACTATAATAGTTTTTCGGGAAATAAAAGTTCATTTATAGGTACTATTATATCAAATATAATATACTTTATACTTAGTTTATTTTTTTATTTTTTAATAAATTGCAAACTAATATCATTTATCTCCTTTTATATTTTTATTAAAATACTTTTACGAAAAAGTGCACTTATAGAATGGTTAGAAGGAGATGAAACAGGTTTAATGATTTTGTGGAAAAAAGATATTTTCAATTTAGAATCTGTAAATGATTTAAAATTTTCTAACCAGAAAGGAGATATAATGAACTATATTTCACCTCGTGGTTGTATAACTGTAACTTTGTCTATTGATAATAAAAAACAAATATGTGTAAAAAATTTTCATCTTAATGCCTTAGGAAAAAATTTTCAAAGACTTTTACAAGTAGAAGAAGTATTAAAAAATATTAAAACTATAAATATTCCTATTATATTATGTGGAGATTTAAATGTAAATGAAGATTCGATTGAGGTAGAAAAAATTTTATTACATGATTTTAAAGATACATTTAGGTTCGTTCATCCTATATACACGGGATATACTTGGAGTAGTACAAATCCTTTAACTTTAGGTTGGATGAGAACCATTGATTTAAGAATTGATTATATTTTTTCAAAAAATTTAAAAATATTATCATCGAAAATAGTTTTTAAAAATGGTTTATTCTCAGACCATTTTGGAGTATTAAGTAAATTTCAAATATGATATTTTTAAAACCACACACTTTAATAAAAAACTTTTTTCAACATCATCATCATTTTTTTTAAAATTAAAAATGATTTTAAAAACAACTTTTTTAAACTCAAACAAAATATGCAAAATAATAATTCTAAAAAACAAAAATATGTTAAGAAGGATCCTATATCTCATATCATTGATAGACCTGATATGTACGTAGGTTCTACCCGTTCAAGAAAAACAGAAGAATATGTGGTAGTTGATGAAAATTTTCATATTGAAAAAAGAACCATAGATGTTTCACCAGCTATTCTT